GAATTATTGATTGGTTAGATACACACAACAGTTTAGTGGAGCGAGCGTTCGCTAAAGATATAGTGAATGAATTTACACCACCACCTCAGTGTATGCCCGACCAATACAAAGACGAGGATACCATAACAGCATATCGCAACTATTACTTCGGTGATAAAAGACCATTTGCTAAATGGGAAAGAGGTGTAGCTAAACCTTTTTGGTTTAGAAATAAAGAAGAAAGAGAGGCACGTGATGAGCGAGAGAAAGAAAATGAAAATGCGAAAGCAAATGCTTGAGGATAAACTTGAGGCATTGAATCAAGCTACGTTGCTAACGCAAGATGAATTGATGACAATTAATAACAAACTATCAACAACTGCTTTAGATAATATCATAGATAATTTATCAGAGGCATACGAAAAGCTGAGGGGAAAGACAAATGACAAAAGACAAATCACCAAATGATAACTATCAATTTGCGAAAAGTGTTTATGAATTTATGTCCGAGCATATCTCAAGTAAAGAAATGAAATCATTTATAGTAGAACGCTTGGCACAATGTTATGATGCATTTCCGCAGAAAAGAATAGAAGATCACAAGGCATACTTTAATTGGTTAGAGGTACACAATGAGGGATGACAACGTATGGGACATAGCTTATTGGAATCCAACCGACGAAGTGTCGGATGAAGAACTGCAAAGATTCCTCGATAGTGGTGTAGGCACAGCATCTTCTAACCCTAGATGTTATAGTGTCCGACAATTCGTCGAAGCATTTAACAAGCAAGAGATCAGTGATTTCGGGTGGTTGTACCACACACCCCGACACAATAACGGAAAGGAACAAGAATGAAAATAGATATCAGAACGAGGGACTGTTGCTACATTGAACTCAATGATTATGTTTATTACATTGATGATTCAACAGGCGAACAGATCATCCACAAATGGCACAAGGATTCTGTAGATTCATATGACAGAATATCTAAGCTAGACCAAGCGGTTAAAGATGCAATACAAGGAGGGCATTTAGATGAGTAAAGATATGAAGTGGGTATGGTTTAATATCTATGCCAGAGAAAATCAGTCAAGACAGTATAAATTTCTTGACAACCCAACGGATCTATGGTATAGAACACTATGGCTAAAAATACGAAGATACCTAGATATATAACACTCGGACCTTTTCGGGCGGAACTCATACTAGTGCCCCCCGATATTATGTATGACGTTGCAGATGCCCAAGGTACATTTGTTTGTAAACCACCTTATAGAATATTCTTAGATAGGGATATCATTGAGAAGGGTGGACCCGACGCGGTGAATGTAATGATACATGAGTGTATGCACATAGGGTACTATCAGTACCAACTAAAAGATAGGGAAGAAGAAATAGTAGTTAATTCTTTCGCAAACTTTTTAACCGAACTGTTGTGTCGTTCCGAATTATCACAATGGTTTAAAGACAATATGAAGGGAGAGTAATGGATAAATATGCATTGAGACCAGTGTTTGTTTACGGAACACTAAAGAGTAAAGAAAGACTGCACAACTTCTTGGCGAAGCAATCTTACTTAGGCAAAGCCACAACGGTTGACAGTAATTTTTTACTAAAAGAATTTGCTCGGTCATTTCCTATTGCATTTAGAAACAATGCAAGTGAATGTAAGTACAGAGTAAGGGGTGAAGTCTATGACATACAAGATGAAGAACAATATGAAAACGTCAGACTGTTAGAAGAAAACGCAGGATACAAACGTGTCAAGACGTTAGTAGATTTTGGTAACGGGATACCCGAGGTTGCCGAGATGTATATCATGGAAGAAAGTGATATCAACTTTAATAATCCCGCCTTAACTAACCACTCAATTACAGTGGAAGGAAACGTACAAGAATGGGGGCGCGGTAATGAGGTGGTTTGAGATTCTCTGTGATAGACTCGCGGGATTATCTATGATGATTTCGCTATATGGTACAGGAATCCTCTTGATTATACTTGTAATAACTGCTATATTTAATTAGAAAGGAATGAGCATGAGCAAGAAAAAATACATACAAACAGGTGATGATTATTTATTTGATGAGACATTGGATTGTATTGATGACTCTTTAGATATAGATGAGTACATGAACGATCCACTCTTTGATGCTAACGATCACGAATATTTACAGGAGATATATGGTAATGGGGTACAATCCGAAGACCTACAATTTATTCCAACAGATAGATATTTCAAACGCTTTAGAAAAAATCGTTAGATATATTGATTCGTCGGATGAAGAAGACCCGAAGCTATTTATAGCTTCAGATAATCCGTTTGCTTTAAGGATGAAGTTTTATAGATACATCCAAGCTTACAGAATACAAATGGAAAACAAGGATGGCGTTGATCCACACAAGTACGACACACTTATTGTTGAGCAAGTTAAAAACGGCGTAGAGATTAAGTCAGTATTGGATACAATGAATGACTTAGAAATAACTAATATGAATGGAGAGAAGATATGACGAGCGAACAACAATTTAGAAAAGACTTTGAGAATTGTGTAAATGAAATGCGGAAACCGATAATAGCTTTGGGCGAAAAGTATGACACGGATATATTAATATCCTCGTTGTTCGAAGTAGGGATACGGTTATCAATACTAAAGTATGGGACAACAGGGCTTATGAGTTTGTTAGGGGATGTACTTCAGACCATGTCCGCATCTGGTCAAATGCTAGACGAAATGACAAAGAGTATGGATGAGACAGGAGACAGTGTGAAGTCCGCGTTTATGAAAACAAATTCAAAGATGAAACATTAGGGGGCACATGACAAAGAAAAAAGAAACAGAAGATGATACGCTAACCATACCCAGTGAACTGTTGGATATGGATGCGGTCGAGTTATCTCAAAACGATAAAGCGATTAACGAAATCATAGCATACCTAAAACAAACAAGGGTGAATGTTAGAGATGCCGAAGCGACTGGTAAAAGAATCTCAAAGTCAACCGCGAAAAAGGCACCGAAAAAGTTTGACAAGAACCCATTAGATATGTTATTATCAGAAACTTAAAGGAGACATTATGAGCGAGACACCCGAGAGACTGAGGAAGTTTGTGTGGAATCAACACAATGAACCTGTCCAAAAGATATGGGACACATCAAGTCTAAGTACTTTCTTAGCTTGTCCCCGTTATTATAAATGGACCGTGCTTGACGGTTGGAAAACTTCAAGCTACGGAACAGCAACGGGATTTGGTTCGGCGGTTCACGCAGGCTTTGAAGAAATAGATAAGGCAAGACACGAGGGCGATTCAAAAGATGAAGCCTTGGTGCGTGCAGTTAAACTTGTGTTAAAAGATTACGGCGAGGATCTAAAACTTTCTGATGATTCAGCCCGTGGTTTAGAGGCGGCGTTGCGTGCTGTTGTATGGAAAGCGGAAGAGTTTTGGGAAGACAATCTTAAACTCGCTCACATGCAAGACGGCTCGCCCGCTTTAGAGCAAAGGTTTGAAGTTCCGATTGGGGATATGGGACACAGATTTAGTGGTAGGATTGATAAGATTATATCGCTAGATGGTAAGCTGTATTTGGTTGATGTGAAGACAACAAAGCAATCATTGAGTGAATGGTATTTTAAAATGTATATGCCCAACAATCAAGTCTTCGCATACATCTGGGCATGCCGTGAAGTATTGAAGCTACCCGTTGCGGGATTCATTATTGATGCGGTGCAGACAGGTGCAAACTTTACAAGGTTTGCCCGATCAGTATTCAATGTCAGTAAAGAACTGATTGATGAGTGGTATACAGATACACTACACCACTTACAAATATCAGATGTCTATGCTGATTCTCAATACTACCCCGCAGACTTTACTGCGTGTGGTAATTATGGTGGTTGTAAGTTTAGAGAAACTTGTGGACATCCTGCTAGTCAAAGATATATTTTCTTTGAGCAAGACTTTACACAAGAGTATCATCCCGACTTACAGGAGACCAAACCTACTGAGTTAGAAGTAATCAGTGGGGGTAAAAAAGATTAAAAAGTTTCGTGATATAGGATGACGGTCCTGTATCGGCTGACTGAATAAGCCTTTAACAGAGGGCTAAAGTACACCTAAGATGAAGTATGGACAAATGTCTGAGGTACTCAAGGGTGGTTGTGAGTAGGTAGTTAGAGCGATCTATCTGTAACTGAAAGCTTGTGGGTAATAAATTAAATCCCACGCCTACAGCGAATTTTTTTTCTTGACATTTTTAAAAAATAATATATAGTTCAAAACATAATAGGAGACCAATTGATGGCAAATATATCAAAACATAAATCAGCTAGCGTGACAAAGCTTTTGCTTTGTGGTGATAGTGGTAGCGGGAAAACTTCCGCACTGGCTAGCCTCGCTAATGCTGGTAAGAAGCTACGTATCCTAGACTACGATAATGGTTTAGATATACTACCTTCTTTATTGAACAAAGATGCAATCGACAATGTATCTTTTGTCACACTAACAGATTCATTAGGGCAAGCGACCGCATTCAGAAAAGGGGCACAACTGTTGTCCAACTGGAAAGATGGCGAGGAAGACTTAGGTCCTGTGAAAGAATGGGGAGAGGATACAGTTCTAGTAATAGACTCTCTCACCCTTATGGGCGAAGCCGCTTTGCGTTCGGCTCTCGTCTTTAACAACAAGAAACCTACTGACCAAGCAAGTCAACCCGAATGGGGTACGGCTGCTCGTGATGTGCAGAATATCATCCAATATATAACAGGCGGAGAAGTGAAATGTAATGTTGTAGTGACTTCTCATATGCAGTACATGGAAGGTGATATGGGTACATCAAAAGCATACCCGACTTCAGTAGGTTCTAAACTGTCTACCAAGATTGGTAGATACTTTAACTGTGTCTGTCGTATTGATACACGTTCATCAAGCAAAGGCACCGAGAGAACACTTCGCACAACCTCAGATCATAAGATGGATTTGAAGGTGACTGCACCCGATCTTATCGAGGCGAGTGCTGAGTTAGATTTAAACAAATTGTTTGAAGCTATACAAAATAATGCGAAGTCTAAACTTAAAGCGAGCAATGTGAAAGGAGATAAATAATGTCTAATGTTGCAGACTTTCTAAGCATGACACCGAATGACACACCAGAAAGTGTTATGTTACCCGAGGGGAGTTACGAATTTACAGTCACTTCTTATAGGGCAGATCAAGTGGGTGAGAACTCAACTCCACTTGTTAGAGTTAACGTGAAAGCGAACTCCGTTATTGAATCAGATATTACTGATGCGGATTTGGCTAACACTGAGTCAACTCGTATGGAGTTCTGGGCAACCCCAGCATCTCTAAAAATAAATAATCCTGCAATAGGATTGAAAGCATTCTTAACAAATGCTTTAGACTTAGGTCATGTAGATGATCTACCTTACTCTGAATTGCTAGAGATGGCAATCGGTAAGAACTTTAAAGGCATGGTCAAGCACGAAATGACTGGCAGAAATAAGGATATCAAGGTCGCTTCGATCAAGAGAATCCTAGCCTAACTTCGGGGAGAGAGTATGAGCAACGTAACTACAGTTCTTAAACAGGTTAAACCGCAACTACCAAAAGGTGATTGTCGTATTGCTTTTGTGTTTGATTTTCCAACCACAGACGAGCAAAGATTGGACAGCATTATGGTAGGTTCCGCGGGTAAAATGTTTCACAGCTTATGTGAAATATCTGGTATAGATGTGGAGAACTGTTTGCTTACGCATGCTCTCGCTCAGAAGCCACCACAGGAGAACCCTTCCCACTTTTTCTATAATCGAAATGAATACAAAGCGATCTGTAAAAAAGGAGAGTGGAGATCGAAGTACCCTGTGAATGGCTTCGGTTTTTTAAAACAAGAGTTTGAACATAACATAGATACGTTATGTAAACAGCTTAACGAAGTGCAACCCAATGTCATTGTGGCAATGGGAAGTCTTGCGTTATGGGCGCTAACAGGACTGGATAAGGTCGGTACTTACCGAGGCACTATCCTACTTTCTAATCTACAAAAACTTACCCTTTCAACTAAGGTAATGCCTACCTACAGTCCTAGTGCCATCAATAGACAATATGAATTTAGACCTGTGGTTCTTGCGGATTTACAAAAAGCAATTACAGAATCAGAGACTAAAGAACGAATCATAAAAGAAAGAGAGTTATGGATTGAACCAGAAATCAAAGACCTCGAGGATTTCGAGCAAAGATATATTAGAGAAAATAACGAAGATCAGCCACTCAGTTTCGACATTGAAACAGGCGGCGGTTTTATTACTTGTATTGGTTTCGCTCCAAGCGACACTGTCGCTATGGTTGTACCATTCAAGGACAAGCGAGACGTACTCGAAAATTATTGGACCAATGTTGCACATGAACAACAAGCTTGGGCTTGGGTAAAGAGGATACTCGAGAATGAAAAGATAACTAAGGTAGCACAGAATCAATTTTATGATGTGACTTGGTTAGCATACAAGCAGAAGATTAATGTGCGAGGTACGATACACGACACCATGCATTGCCAACATGCATTGCAACCCGAACAACCTAAAGCTTTAGGATACTTGGGTTCAATATATACAAACGAGGGTGCTTGGAAAACTATGGCTAAGTTTTCAAAGAGTACTAAAAGGGATGAATAGATGTAATGAAACGCGCCCCATATTTCTCGGAGTTACCGATACCAAACAATCTGGTGACAGTCGAGAGGGAGATAAGGTTGTGGAGAGCCGTAATAGATCAAGCGTTGTTGGATTTTTTATCAGACAGTACAGTTAGTGAGAACGTAGCTAACAAAGAACGAGCCAAGATTTGGTTGCGAGGTAAGACAGAAGACTTTTTAATAGTGTGTGACTACGCACAATTAAATGCAAAGGAAGCACGAGAAATGATATTTAATATTATAGGGGGTATTGATGAACTCTACAAGTAACAGAGCAACAACAGCTTACGCTACTCAAATAGGTGGGGATCATTATAAGAAGTTTAAGATACAACCCTCTGAGTTTGTTAACAAGAATAAGTTTATGTTCGCAGAAGGTAATGCGATTAAATACATTTGTAGGCACCAAGATAAAGGGGGCAAGCAAGATTTATTAAAAGCAAAACATTATATCGACATGATAATTGAAAGAGACTATGAGTAATATGGGAGACAAAAGCGATGGCAAAAATTATAAAGAATGTAGATATTCAAAATATCGAACTTGATGATGAGCAAACTCTTTGGACCTACTGCGCTTTAGACTGCGCTGTAACCCAAGAGATATGGCAGAAGATCAAGTTAAAACTAGACGACACTACTTCCAAGACATATCAATTTGAATTAGACAGTCTCAAGACTGCGATGGCTATGACCCTTAAGGGTTTACGTGTGGACACTGACCGTGTAAAGAACATGCGTGCCCCCCTTAAGGAACAGCGACTCAAGTTAGAGAGGATGCTTAACTTATTTTCCATGGCAGTGACAGGTAAGGATCTGAATCACGCATCACCAAAACAACTTCAAGATTTATTCTATGTGTACTTAGGCATACCTAGAATCATGTCCTATAAAAAGGGACAGCAAAAAGTATCAACCGATAGAGAAGCGTTGGAACACTTACGAAAAGAATACCCACGCGCCAAGCCTTTTGCTAACGCGATTTTAGCGCTTCGTGATATTGACAAACAGCTAAGTGTTCTAGAAACCACACGAGATAGAGACAACCGCATACGTTGTTCTTATAATGTGGCAGGAACAGAGACAGGCAGGTGGTCTTCATCAGAGGCTCCTTGGGGTACAGGGACTAATCTTCAAAACATTACAAAAGATTTGCGTTCTGTTTTTATTCCCGATGAAGGCAAGGTAATGTTCTATGCTGACTTGGAACAAGCGGAATCTCGTGTGGTGGCTTACATTACAGGTGATGAAAAATATATTACAGCTTGTGAGAGTGGTGACTTGCATACCACGGTGGTTAAAATGGTGTGGAAAAATATGGGGTGGAGTGGTGATGATAAACAAGAAAGAGAACTCGCCGAGAAACCTTATTACTTACACTTCTCTTATCGTGACATGTGTAAACGTGCGGGTCATGGTACCAACTATGGTTTATCCGCGGCTTCTTTAGGCAGACATTTACAAATTAAAGTAGCCCATGCTACACGATTCCAACTACTTTATTATGGTGGTATCGTATCTAAAGAATCTGTTGAGAGATGGCACAAACAAAATCCCGAGGCAGGTTTTGATGAACTCCTAGTTAAAGGTAAAGATTTAGGTGGGGGCACACTGCGAATTGAGGGGGCGTTCGAAGGTATCCGTCAGTGGCATGAAAGCGTACAGCAACAATTACTGGATACAGGAACACTCACTACACCGTTGGGTCGTAGGCGCGAATTTTGGGGCAGGCTCGGTGAGGCTACCACATTACGTGCAGCGATTGCTTTTGTTCCGCAGTCAACCATTGGTGACTTGTTAAATATGGGACTATATCGCGTATGGAATGAGCTAGCTGGTGAAGGCGTAGAGATTTTAGGGCAGGTTCATGATGCTATTCTAGGTCAAGTACCTATTGAAAAGGTAGATGAACTGATGCCAAAGATTGTAAATTGTATGACTAATCCTATTGATGTGAATGGAAGAACATTAATTATTCCATCTTCAGTAGAAGTAGGAAACACTTGGAAAGATATGAAAGCTTGGGAAGGAGGTCAGAATGTCTAGAGTATTTCCAGACTACATAGAGGCATGTGTTAATGCAACTGAGCGTAGTCCAATACCCACATTGTTTAGGCGCTGGTCCGCCATCTCATCCGTTGCGGGAGCATTAGGTAGGCGCGTCTGGTTTCCCATGCCTAACTACGATATACGTTCAAATATATTTGTTGTTCTAATTGCTGGTCCTGGGAGAAACAAATCAGTGAGTTTGAATTTGCCATATAGTAAAGTATTTAGCAAGTTAACAACTCCGCCAGGCAGCAAGCCAGATCATGCTACATATAACACAGGTCTAGAAGAATATGGTTTAATGAAGTATCCTTTATATTCTATTCAAGATAGAATTACACCAGAGAAATTAGCAGTGGATATGTTCAAGTCATCTCGATTAGATATGAGATTGTCTACACCATCTGATCCTTTCCATGATGCTTCACTCACTCTAGTAACATCAGAGATAGGAACTTTCTTATCACGTAATGAAAGATACTTACAAATGTTTTTAACAGACATGTGGGATTCTAAAGAAGAGTACTCACATAAAACTAAAACAGCGGGTGAATATGTTATCAAAGGTCCTTGCCTTAATTGGATTGCATGTTCAACACCAGAACAATTTGTAGATAACTTACCAGAAGATGCACGATCTCAAGGTTTGTTATCTAGAATAATTCCTGTATTCTATGACGGACCAAAGATTCCACAATCATTATTACAGGACAGAGTAAGTAATACAGATGTCATTAATTTAAGACATGACTTAGCAGAGATTGCAAAGATGTACGGACCTATGACTCTTGAGGAAAAAGCTTTTGATGTAATCAATCAAGACATTGAAGCGGGACTTCCACCAGAGCCAACCGATCCTAACCTATCGGAGTATGGTCAGCGAAGAGTATCACACTTCTTAAAGATAGCTTTATCTATTTCTGCTTCGCAAAGTGCGGAAAGAGTTATCACATTAGATCATTGGAATAAAACTAAAGAGATAATGTTTGAAGTAGAATCCACAATGCCGAAAGCTTTAGAAGGTTTTGGTATGGGAAGAACAGGAAAGATTGCCCAAGATATGCGGGTTTGGGTAAAGGGAATCATGGAAAACAGCGGACAAAAATATGTCAGCCTTAAATTATTTAAGAGAGAGTTACTCCGAAAGATCCCGAATCCTGGTGAACTGGAACAAACCGTGAAAGCTATGGAAGACGCGGGTTATATTAGCGTTGATCACAGCATTGTTATACCGCGGTCACTTGATAAATAGAATGGAGTATGATAGAATGGAAAACTCACCCTCGAGAATCAATCACATAAAAGGAGTAAAGATGAATATAAACATAGACTATGCCCGCGACGACCTGTTGACAGAGGCGGGTAAACTAATATTAAAAGACAGATACTTATTACCAACCGAGGCTAGTCCTCAAGACGCGTTTGCAAGAGCCGCGAAAGCTTTTGCTGATAATGAACAACACGCACAAAGATTGTATGATTATGCTAGTAAGTTATGGTTTATGTTTGCAACACCCGTGTTATCAAATGGGGGAACAACAAGAGGTTTACCAATCTCTTGTTTCTTAAATTATGTGGATGATTCACGAGAAGGATTAGCTGACCACTATACGGAGAATATTTGGTTGTCAAGTATGGGTGGCGGAATCGGCGGTTACTGGGGTCACGTGCGTTCTCAAGGCATGGCAACCAGCATTGGAAATAAAACTACAGGTGTGATTCCTTTCATGCATGTTGTTGATTCACAGATGACCGCATTTCATCAAGGCGCTACAAGACGAGGAAGTTATGCATCTTATATGGATGTATCTCACCCAGAGATTGTAGAGTTTATTGAGATGAGAAAACCTACAGGCGGAGATATCCACAGAAAGAATCTAAACTTGCATCATGGTATTAATATATCCGATGCGTTTATGGAAGCGGTAGAGCAGGGGGCACATTGGGATTTGGTTGATCCTCATACTCAACAAGTTATTAAAACAACAGACGCTAGAACTTTATGGATTAAGATATTAGAAACAAGAGTCGCAACGGGTGAACCTTACCTATCCTTTATCGACACAGTGAATGCGGCGTTACCCGAATCTCAAAAAGCTTTGGGTCTAAAGTTTAATCACTCTAACTTATGTTCGGAAATTACTTTACCTACAGCGGCAGATCGTACAGCGGTTTGTTGTTTGTCATCTGTAAACTTAGAATACTATGACGAGTGGAAAGACAACCCGAATTTTATAGAAGATTTAGTTCGTATGCTTGATAATGTTCTTGAAAGTTTTATCACTAACGCACCTTCCCATTTATGGAAAGCGGTGAACAGTGCTAGAAAAGAAAGAGCAATCGGTTTGGGTGCTATGGGATTCCATAGTTATCTACAGAGAAGACACATCTCTATGGATAATCCTAAGACTAAAGATATCAATGACAATATCTTTAAACATATGAATGAAAAGGCTCAAGAAGCAAATCGCAAACTTGGGGAAGAGAGAGGATCTCCTGCGGATATGGAAGGAACAGGGTTAAGGCACTCCCATGTAATAGCCATCGCGCCCAACGCTTCCTCATCCATTATCTGTGGGGGAACCTCTCCATCTATCGAACCATTGCGCGCTAATTCTTTTTCACAAAAGACTTTAAGCGGAACATTTCAGATGAGAAATAAATACTTAGAAAGAGTGTTGATTAAGTACAACAGAAATAATAGAGAAGTCTGGAAGTCTGTTGTAACTAACGGTGGTAGTGTACAGCACCTTGATTTTTTATCTGATGAGGACAAGCAAGTGTTTAGAACTGCTATTGAAATGAACCAAGCGTGGCTCGTAGATTTAGCGGCAGATCGACAGCAATACATTTGTCAGTCTCAAAGTTTAAACATATTTCTACCACCCGATGTGGATACTAGGACTTTACACAGTATTCATTTTA